CGGCAGTTGCCGCAGCGGATATCGTCCATTTGCAAGCCTTTAAACCTTTAAAACTCTGGTAGGCTCAGCGCGCTCTGTACAGGGTGAGCGGGCCTTGCCAGCTTGCAGGCATGGTCTGCGGTTGGGGCTTGGCTGGGTGTTACAGCACCTGGCCAGGTCGCCCGTTCTTTTTTTGGTGGCTACACCTCCCCTTCTGTATAGGTCAGGTTCGGTGCCTCGCCCTCGATCGCTCCATCACGCACAAACACGCGCTGGCCAGCCTGCGCCGGGCCTCGCGCCTGCAGCCGCCCTCCACCTGGCATATTGATCGTCGCCAATCCGTTGACTACAAAAGCCACTGTGCCCACCAGCAAAGGCTTGGGCGATTGCAGATCCATGAACTGCTTGTAGAGGTTAGGCATGAGTTTCGACCTCCAACGTCTGACGCAGCTTAGGAGTCGCCCAGTTGATCGACGTCGACCGCACAATTCCCATCACGGTCTCCGGCCCCAGGTAGCGAATAAATTGCCCCGGCAAGATCACGCCAGTCTCAGGCAACACCTGCATCGAGAGTGAGACCAGCGCCTGACGGCCCGTGCCGGCAAGCTCAGCTAGGCCGCGCTGCCTGTGCACCGTGGAGTCCGTGATCAAGGCATGCGTGACCTGGGGCGCAATCAGGTCGCCAGCGCTGCCAGCCCGAGTAATGGGGCCAAACACACCCGCGCTCATGCCACCGACAAACACCCGGTTGTATTCCGGCTTGTCCAGGAATTCCGCGCCTTCGACCTCTGCCGCTGCTCCTGGAATCTCAAAATCCGGCACCACATCACCCCAATGCCAGGGTGCTGCGGGGTACTTGGGCAGGATGCGCAGCACCTGGTCGGTGTTATGGGGCTGCACATAACCGCCAGCCGCCGCCGCGATATCGTTGATGGCGTCGATATAGCTGCCCTGCAGCGCCCAGGCTCCGGCAGGCACTTGCCAGTCCTCCAACTGCCAGTCGACGCCCCAGCCAATGGAAACGCCGTTGACCTTGAGCACCTCTGCTGCCAGTTGCTGGGCCGTCAGCGTCTGGTTTGGGCTACCGAAGGACATGGACTTGGCCCAAGGCTCGGCCAGCACTGCGGCAAGGCCACGACCGGAGATAGACCAGCGCTCCTGGGGCAAGAATCTGCGGTCGCGGCTGGTGCGCTCCAGGCGCAGCTTGAAGGGCACGCCATTGATGTTGGCCAGGAACTGCGCAGGGTCGCCGTCCGCGTCACGGCCAAGGTGCGAAGCTGCATCCTTATGCAGTGAGGCCGTCCAGTTCCACGTCCAGCTCTGAAAGTCCAGGGACATATTGAAGGCCAGAGCAGGCAGCTCGACGCCGGTATCCAGTCGCGTGAGCGTGATTTGATTGAGCACGATGTAAACCTTTCGGACGGGAACGATGACCTTGCCCGGCTGCGGCCCTCCATCCTTGCAGCACGCAAAGACCAGCGCGGTCGACACGGCCCAGGGCTTGCAGAACAGCAATTTGATGGGACCGCCCACCAGTTGCTCATAGCAGCCGGGCTTTTCCGGTTCTGGCGGTTGGGTCTGAGACTTGCCCGCCGGCGGCTTCATGGCCTGCTGATAGTGGCCCTCAAATCCTCGGTACAGCGGCACCGATGGGCCTGCGCCCGTGGTGAATAGGTACTGCAGGCCCATTGCATCCTGTGCCGTTGCCTCGACCATGCGGCGACGGTCGCGCAGGCTTTCCTGAAACCGCACGGCCCAACCGGCCCGCACGGGCACGGCATCCTGGGCCGTGGCCTGCAGGCTCACGCGCACGCCCTGGGCCTCTTGCCAGCGGGCCAAGGTTGCGGCACCAGGCAGCGCCCTCGCTTGCTGAAACCGCCCCTGCACGGCCGCCCCTTGCCGCTGGCCATCCTGCCAAGCGAAGCCAAACTGCTCTTGCATGGGCATGGCGTCCTGCGCGGTCGACACCCAACCTGCAGGCAGTGCATCCGTTTCTTGCCATCCCGTGGCCCAGCCCTGCGCTACAGGCTGCGCCTGCTGGGCGCTCGCGGCCACCTCGGCCACCACGGGTCGGGGCGTATCGGTGTTGTAGCGCACGACCGCGCTGCAGCGCAGCCCAGGCATGCGGCCCGCAGCGACCAGATCCTTGCGCACATGCACCAAGGACCTGACTCGCAGACCCGGCATGCGCGCGGCAACGACCAGGGCCACATTGGGTACCTGCCCGCCGCCGCCGTCATCGCCAAACACCAGCTCGACCGGGTTGCCGGTCTTGAAGGCGCGGTTAAAGATCAGGTCGACAGCGGCCATCAGTCGATCCTTGTCTCGCCCAAGATAGCTTTGCCACCCGCGTAGAGCTGAGTGCCGCTGCTGCCCAGCAGCTTGAAGTGCCCCGCTCCCGCCTCATCCGTAACCAGGCCGTGCCCGACCAGCTTGCCGTCGCCGGTAGCCCATACACCGATGGCAGCTTCGCCGCTCGCCAGAATCATGTCACCGCTGCCGCTGGCCTGGGTCAGCAGCAGATAGCCCGCCTCAGTGATCTGGCCGCAGGGCTTGGTGAGCGTCAGCGTGACGAGCAGCTGCTCGGCGGCGTCATAGAGGGCGATGGTCGAAGCGGCTGGGCCGGAGTCCGCATAGTTGGCCGTGGCCTGCAGGCGGGCCAGAGCATGGGCGACTGAGATCTCAAAGGTTGGGAGATCGCTCATGCAACCTCCGCGAGCTGGTTGTTGGCTACGGTCGAGAATTCCTGCAGCTCGTGATCCCAGGCGATCACATCCCACTCGTAACGCGTGGAGATCTCGCGGAACTCATAGGAGCCGTCAGCCTTGCTCCAGGTCTCACGGGCCAGATAGCCGTCCACGCTGCGATGCAGGCGCACGCGCCGGCGCAGCGGCACATTGGCAGGCGTCTCTTTGCGCGAGACCGTCCCGTAAATGCGGCCCTGCCCGCCGCACTCCACGTCCATCAACTTAGACGCGCGGTAGCGGGCCATGCTCTGCAGGCCCTGTGGAACTGGCCGGGCTTCGCTTGGCAGTACCTGGCTCTGCAGCAACGTAGTCTCATAGCCCCGCTTCGTGGTTTGGGTCAGCGGTCCACGACTCGCCGCCAACCTGAAGTACTCCGGTCTATAGCCCGAGGTGTACTTCGCAACGCCCATCGTGATCTTGATGCCATCCACATTGCCATTCCAAGACTGATTGGGGTACGGATCGCCAGCAATCCATAGGTCGCCTGCTGCAAGATCCGTGTACGGCTCCTCCCCGACTTTGATACCGCCAATGAAGAGCGAGACCACACTGCCGTTTGCAACTGCGGCAAAGGGTGCCCACTCCCCCAGCACCACATTACCGACAGATGCAGGATAAGCAGACGTGTCTCTGAAGATTGAGAATCGTGTGCCCTCACGCATATAGACGCTGATGACCGGCGCCGACGATGTCCGAAACAAACATTCGCCGCCCACGTGAGACACGGATGTGTTTTTACGCAGCCAACCTTCGATCGTCCATATCCGGCTCCACTGCAGACCCGCCAGCTTCAGATAGTTGCCTTGACCACCTGTGCTTTTGAGAGACGCGCTACCGGCAGCCTTGGTGGTTGTATCAATGGCAGCGCCCCCTAGCAGCGTTGCAGTCACCCCCGGCAGCAAATCCCGCCCTTCAAAATCCAGCGCTGCTGCAACGCTTTCCCAATAAGGATCGGTGTTCTCAACATTGAAAGAGACGCTGTCCCCCACCGGCTCCAGAGATAGATCCATCGCAAGCGAGCCAGCAGGATCGCCATCCCTTGCGACATCAAACCGATCAATGCGAGCGCCTGCTCCTAACCTGAATTCAACGCGAATGACATCGCGGGACTGTGGCAGCACCCAACGAAGCCAAAACCCTGGGCTATTCATGTCGACCGTGCGAAAGGTGCATGAGCCGATTTGCCCTAGCTGAAGGCTCGCCAAGCTACCTGCAATCGGCTCATGACTGCAGCTCAGCACAGCACCATCTGTCAAATCGTCGACTGCGCCATACAACCGTGCAGCAAGGATTTCACAAACGGCCCCGAGTACTTTGAATCCGTTGGACAGGACTTCTTGGGCCATTTCAAGTCCTCCAGGGGCCGGTCACGTCCAGGAATCCCACGCCTTGATTACCAGTGCTTGGTGATCCGATCTGCACGGAGAGCAACTGCTTGCCAGAAAACGGTCCTTGCCCCTTGGTGATGGCAACGTCTGAGCCAAAGCCTGCCAGTACCCCGGTCTGCGCGCAGTGGTAAGCGCCAGGCATGCTGCCACGCGGGGAGAATGAGTTCACGCCATCGGTGAGCAGGATGGTCGAGAGGTGCAGCCCGTTGTCGACGGATGACGGAAACGCGCCCAGAGTGATGTCGTTTCCAGACCGAGAACCTACATCACCAAAGACCCTGCGAAGACACTGCGCTGCTGATCCGAGGCCATGCGCCAAGCGTTTGAGCGTGAAGCCTGCACTGCTGGAATTGCAAAAAATGCACCCCACCACATTGTTGTAGTTAGTGTCCGTAATACCTGTCAGGGCCGCACTCCATGCATCGCCGCTACGGTAGCTATTGAAGTCCCCCATGAAATGCGACAGCAGGGCGTTATTGCCACTGCTTGCAGGCCCAGATAACGCACCGACACCGTGCACAAAGTAAAAGCCACGCGAGTCGCCTGCAAGAACCCAGTACGAAGACCCGGTGCCGCTGCTGCGCTTGTGCCAGTAGTACCCACCCGAAACGGTCAACGGCGCTGGGCCGACGCCGTTGTCCACGTCCGTCATGGACTCGTACATCTGCACTCGGGCGTACTGAGCGTTCGTGTCGTCTACGCGGTAGTAGGTACGCGTCGACGCCGGGTCGGTCTGGCGGTACACGGCCACATTGGTCTTGCTGAAAACCTTCTCCCAACCCAGCGGTGCCATCTTGAAGCTGATGGAGCCGGTAACGGCACCGTCCGGCAGGTCGGTCTTGAACTCCACCCAGCCATTGGCGACGGCGGTGACCTTCTGCTCGCCGTTCAAGGCCGAGGGCGTTGCTCCAGTCACCAGAATGACGGCGTGGGCCTCTGCCGCACTCTTGCCGCTGGCAAAGCTTAGGCGGCAGATGCCGTTGCTGATGACTGCCGAATCCACGGCCTTTGCGCCCCAGCCGTTGACCAGGAACGCATCGAGCGCACCGATCAGGGAGCCGACCGTGCCGCCGATGGCCGGAGCCCCGGCCATGGAGCTGTATGCGTGCTTGACGCTGGTATCTACAGGGGATGCCATATCTGTCTCCAGGAATTCAGTTCGATTGCGGGCGGTTCACATCACCGCGCGCCAGGATGGAAAAGCTGTGCTCGATGCCGGTCTCGGGACCGGGCTGGATGGTGCGCACCACCCAGAAGGGATAGATGGCCCCCACGGTGTTGATGCGCAGAATGTTTCCCACGGCCCAGCCGCTGCCCCAGCCCAGCGGATCGATCGTGAAATAAGGCTTGCCCGTGGCCGGGTTGACGGGAGAGCAAACCGCATTGATATCGCCTGTGGCAATCACGCCCACATGCTCGCCAATCACACGAAACTGCGTGGTGCTGGTGAACTCCAGCACCCAGCGCTCGGTGCTGCCGCCGGCGTTGGTGATCTCTATGGGCGTGACGCCCTGGTCGTACTTAGCGGGCGGCTCCTGCCCCATCAGAGCGTCAGACCAAGCGTTATCAACCCAGGTCTTTTGCGCAAAGGCCAGACTCACCCGAGCGCGGCGGTCGCTGGCCTGCAGGGCGCTGGAGACATAGGTGCCGTCCTTGGGGTAGTCATGGGTTAGCGCCCGGTTGAAGGTGATCTCGCCCGAGATCTGCACATCCGTGGCCGTGGCCATGTCTTCGATGCGATCCTCAATCGTTACCGGCATGGTCATCGCAGACACATCGGTAAAGGTGACCATGCCAGCCTCCAGATCCACCAAATAGCCGGTATTCAGGGTCTTGCCGTTGGCGTCCCTCACCACCACGCGGGACAGACGCACGCGTCCCAGATTGACGGTCATGTTGTTGCTGACGTTGAGTTGGGCGCTGGTCTTGGTGTGGCCGACCACACACAGCGAGCCAGACCGGAAGATGGGCACCTTGCCGTCGCTGGGCAGGCGCACCGGGTCGATGCCGATGATGTCGGCATTCATGGGCAGATAGGCATAGGCCACCGCCGAATAGCGCAAGGCGCTGGCGACCACGGGCTGCGGTTTAAAGATCTTGCCGTCCGGCTGCACGTTGGCCGCGTCATACCAGGGCTCAGCCTCATTGCCTGCGGCCACGACCAGGGCACCGAAGCCCAGGCGAACCAGGCCGGTTTCGTAGTCCACCGTGCCGACCACGCCGGGGGCCATGATGGTGCCGTCAATGCCTGCGCTGACGTTCTGCGAGCCGCCCGAGACCCTGGGCACCTGCACTGTGAGGGAGCCGGGACGCAGGGGAGCCGCTGCCGTGCGGAATACATAAGCGCTGCTGATGGCATCGCCCAACGTGGTGATGCAGCCTGCTCGGCGCAGTTGGTTGGCGTTGCCGGGAGTCCACGAGTTCAGGCCTACGCGGCCCGTGGCGTAGTTGACCGAGCCACGCGTCACAAAGCCCCCAGAGGTCAGCACTCGCAGCACACCCCTGCCGTCATCGCTCCAAGGCTGTCCGCTGGCGGGCATGAGCACGACCGAACCCGGCACCACCGGGGCCTGCACGCCCGTGACCAGGTCAAATTCGGGCGCAAACGTGACCTGCAGCGTGCGGCGCGTTGCGCTGCCCGTGGTGCGGAAACGGATCTTGACGTAGCCGCTCTCGTCGTTGGGGTAGATCGAGGGCGCGCTCAGGTACTCGATACCCTCATAGTTGAGGCGGTACTTGGCCACCTCGCCATTGAAGCCGCCGCCGCTGACCTGGCTGGATGAATAGACCGGCTTGGGGATCTTGATGACCACATCGGGATTGAAGTCCACCGCGCCCGTGCTGTAGTTGATCGTGCCAACCTTCACACCATTCAGCATCAGCTTGCCGTTGCCGTCATCGCGGGCGAGCTGGGTCGGGTCGACCAGCGTCACGCCCATTTCCTTGAGCTGGTCGCGGGTGTAGAGACCGAGAACGCTTTGATCGGTCAGGGTGTTCCACTCCACCTCGACCGTGAATGGCACCAAAGCGCCTTGGCCCGCCGAGACGGCCAGACGGCCTTGGCCGTTGCGCGAGGGATGCTGCAGGTTCACCTCGACCGCAGGGGCGGTGTCGACCGTGACATCGAGCACCGTGCCCACGGCGGGCAGCAGCTTGGGCGCAAACAGCACCTCGGAGCGACCGACACGCACCTCGCCCGTGGCGTCTCCCTGGAGCTGCCAAGCAGCGGTTGCCGTGGCCGTGCGCTGGTTGGTGCCATCCATCCACTTGATATCAAAAGCGCCGGGATACAGCGCCTGTCCTGCAGGCAAGGCCAGGGCAATGGTCTGGCTGACCACCAGATCGGCGGCGGGCTGCACGGTTTCCTGCGTGGGCACGCCCCACTGCTGGACGATGGAGCTGCCCACATCAGGCAAGGCACCCAAGGTGACGACAAAGCTGCCGGTCTCGGCGCTGTAGGTGCCCGCGCCATAGCTGGAGTCGGTACCGCGCAGGGTGCCATCACCAGAGTCCGAGAGCACATACCAGCGGCCCTGCGCCCGGTAGCTGAAAGACAAGGTGCCGCGCGCGGGCAGTGGCGTGATAAAGCCGGTGTAGCTCTGGCTGCGGTTTTCCGCCGTGATGCGAATCTCGCTGGACTGCGGCATGCGCTGCATATAGGCGGCAGGCCGGTAGCTGATGGTCTTGGTGCCCGAGTAGTCGCCCGAGCTGGAAGTGACAATGCCATTGGCATAGTCCACCAGCCCGATCTGCTGGGTGCCCAACATCAAAATGCCGCCCTTGTCGATAAAGGTCACGCCGCCGACCAAGATGGAAAGCGAACCCGGCAGGCATCCGCCCGGCAAGGCCAGACTGGTGGTGGGGTTCCAGGTCTGCGATGTGCTGAAGCCCACGGCCTCGGCCGCAGAAACCGGGAAACCTGCCGCCGCATACGGAATGGCCGCAGGAATCGGCGTTTCGCTCTGCGCCGAGGGCACGATCTGGGTCATGATCGTCTGGGCAATGATGGTGAAGTCGCCCAGGGCTGCGGCCTTCTGCAAGGGCGTCACACCCACATAGCTGCCCGCGTCGGCCACGACCGTATCGCGCAGATGGGCGCTATTGCCCTGGCGTGTGAATTGGCGGCTGGCCGGGGAGCCCGTGAAGTCATAGCGCAAGGCGTCTGACAGCTCCATAGTCACGATCAAGGCCTTGTAGTCCTTGTCCGTGTCATAGGTGAAGGCGCGCTCCAGGCTGGTCACCCGAATGGCGCGGACATATTGCTCCTGCTCGTTGGCTAGGCCTTCATTGCCCACCAGTACCAAGGTCTTGCCCACGGCAGGCAGTTCGGTACCGGGGCGCTGGAAAATCTGAATGACGCGCTGGCCCTTGATGTGGTTCTCATAGAGATAGCCCGCCCACTCGGCCCCCTTGTTCAAATAGGCCTCCAGCCGCGCCTGCGCCTGGGCGCGGGTGTCATAGACGCCGCCCGTGGCAAACAGGGTGATGGAGACATTGGGGTCTTCAGGCGGCTTTGCCACGATGACGTTGCTGCCCTGGTAGGTGTCGCGGTCATCGGTATCCACGCCCACATGCACCTGACGCAAGTTGGCCCGGCCTGTGGCCCGATCCATCTCGGAGACGTCGGGCATGACGGCGTTTTCTTGACCGGACTCGATCACGACCGTGGACGGCCCGCCGCCGCCCTCGGGCACATCGTCCATGACTCGGCTGGCTCGCAGCTGGATATCGCCTTGCAAAATGGCCATCGTCAAACCTCAATGAATCGGAAAGTGGGGAGATACAGCTGCTCGGGCGATTCCTCGCCGTCCTGCAGCTTGAAAACAGGCTGACCTGTAAAGCCGCCCTTGGCGTGGTCGAACATGACCTGCCGCGTCTGGCCGCGCAGCACCAGCGTGAGCTGAATGCCGGGCAGCTCGGCCCAGGCCTGCAGCGTCGAGCACAGCGCCCGAGTGATCCAGGCGGCGGTCTCGGTACCCATCAGCGTGATCGGGCGACCGGCTTGCTTTAAAGCCACATCGACCAGCAGCGCGCCCGTGGTGCTGTAGCTGGTGGCCTGATCGACCGGGCTCCACGAGAACTCGTCTTGCCAGTCCAGGCGGTCGCTGATATGGGCCGTGGTGCCGTTATAGGTAAGCGTGATCATGAGGAAGCGACCCCTTTCTGGCGGCTCAGCTCTCCGAGAAACTGGTTCAGCGAGGCGGCACCAGCCGGGTCCGTGTTGACCTGCCCATAGGGCTGGCCGTTGAGCTGCAGATTGATGGTGGAGATCTGGCGCGAGGCCATGGCTTCCAGCGGCGTCTTGCTGGAGGTCTCGGCATTGCCGTTGCCCTTCATGGTGTTGCGCAGCTCCATCGCATCCACCTCACGGTTCCACTCGAACATGGTCATGTCATGCATGAAGTTGCCTAGCTGGCCACCGCTTTGCGTTGAAAACGGGTTGTCCCTGGCGTACTGCTCTTTCCACTTGGCCAGCCAGGCATCGGCCTGGGCCTTGCTCTCGAAAGCTGGAACCGCATCGGCCCCGCGAATGGTTCCCGCATTGCGCTTGGCCTCCATGAGCTGCAGCTCACGGGTGGCCAGCTCATTGGCTTTTTCTTGAGAGGCGATTTCTCGCTCACGCTCTGCGTTCAAGCGCTCCAGGGCCGTGCGGTGCTGGTCGATGGCATTGGCTGCCCGGCTGTGTGAGCCAGCCGAATCGTCGACCGAGCCCTTGAGCCTGAGCGTGGCCCGACCGGCGCTGTCGACCGCAACCTCATATCCGCGCATGGCAGCCTCGGCCTGGACCCAGGCTGGTGCAATGCCCTTGTTGGCGGCAATCGCAGCATCAGCAGACTTTTTAAAGGCTTCGCCCATTTCTCGGGCGCTGGCCGCGCCGCTGTCGCGCAGCACGTCATAGGCGGCTTTTGCATCGGCGGCCGTCTTCTTGAGCGTTTCATCCGAGGTAATACCCAGCTGCTTGAATGCCTCGCGCACACTATTAATGCCTGGTGTGGCAGCGTCCAGAGCATCCTTGAGTGCATCAGCTTTCTTTTTGGCCTGGTCAAGCAAGCCATCGGCCAGTGGCTGGCCCAATGCGCTGCGCACCGATTCGATTTGTTCCCGAATGGCCTTTAGTGCGGCTTCACTGTCTGCGCTTTCAATGGCTTTGCTGAAACTCGCATTCAGTACTCGGCCAGTGTCGACACCCTCTTCCTTGAGTTTGCCCAGTTGATCAATTAGCGCCTGGGTGTCATTAATCGCACTGCGAGATGCGGCGGCAATATTTCCCCGAAGCACGTCATATTCAAGGCCAGCGCGTTTAATCGCTTCGGTCAAAACCGCATCGGTTAATTGCGCCAGGCGCTGCGCTTCACGGCTGCTACCCAGAAATGCCGCCCGCGCATTCGCTTCGAATACCGCTAAATCTTTGCCCGACAGCGCCTTGGCCCAAGCTGCCTCGGTTTCGCTGGCCGTGATCTTTGCGGTCTCGCCCAGCTTGTCCAAGGTGGCAGCAAAATCCTTGATGCCTTGAATCTTGGTTAAATCAAAACCATCGGTGACGCTCTTTAAAGCATCAGCGCTGGCCTTGCCAGACTTTGTGAGCTGCTCAAACTCGGCCACGGCATTACGCGCAGCCTTGGACAAATCAAAGAGCTTGTCTGCAGCGTCCTGGGTTTTCTGGGCCTCGGCGGCACGGGCTGCCGCTAATTCACGCGCCGCTGCAGCGGATGCCTTTTCCGCCTTCTCCAGCTCTTCGGTCCGGTCCTTGTATCCCGCCAGCTTGGCCGCACTCTCCCCTATCCAGGTGCCAATATCTTTGATGTTGGAAACAATGCCAACCAAAGTGAAGGTCTTGAGCCCACCCATGACCGCCGCAAATCGGCTGGTGCTGGCTGCTGCTCCTGCGGCTGCCGCCTGCGTGGCCACGAGCTGGGCATTGGCAGCAGCAATGCCAGTAGCGGCCACTTGCGTCGCTTGGCCAATGCCCAGAAAGTGCTGCGCCAGACGCAATGCGGTGAATGCCGCCGCCGCCTGGCCTAAATCCATCAGCAGGCCCGCAATGCTCTGCAGGTTATTGGCCAGCAGTTGAATGGCTTTGGCCGCTGCGGCGCTGGCACCATTGGCCTGGTCCACCTTTTGCACGTACAGGGTCCACTGCGTGGACAGATCCTGCATAGCCCGGCCCACGGTGGGCGGCAAGCGCTGAAACTCTGCGGCAACGGCTGCACTTTGGCCCTGCAGGGCGGCAATCACCGTCTGCGTGGTCAGCAGGCCGGACTCGGCCATCTTGCGCAGCTCGCCCGTGGTCACGCCCAGACCATCAGCCAAAGCGCGCGCCAGGCGCGGAGCCTGCTCCATGACGCTGTTGAATTCCTCGCCGCGCAGCACGCCGCTTTGCAGGCCCTGGATCAACTGCGTGATGGCGGCAGATGAGGCCTCTGCGCTGGAGCCGCCAATCTGCACCGCCTGGTTGATGGTTTCCGTGAGGCTCAGGCTCTGTAGGCTGGCCTTCTCTGCACTCAGACCGGCATCACGCCCAGCCTGGGCAATGCGAGAAAACAGCACCCCGGTATCTTCAAGCGCACTATGGGTGCGCAGCGCCACCTCGGTCACGCCCTCCCACGATCGTGTGAAGTTCTCGCCCTCACCCGTGACCAGCTTCATGCGGGCCTGCAGGTTGTTGGCCTGGTCAGCAGTAGCGGCCAGGTCGAAGGCGAGATTTTTAAGGCCCTGCAGCGACTGCAGTCCTATATAGAACTTCTGCAGCCGGTCCAGCTGCTTGCTGATGGACTCCACGCCATCACCGATCTGGCGGTGGCTGCGCACCATGCTGGCGGCGGCATTCTGTGCGCCAGCTGCAGCACCTTGGTGAGCGGGCACCAACGTGAGCACCGATTCACGGACTTGCTCCACCTCCTGGCGCAAGCGCTGCTGCGCCTGCTGGGCATTCTGACCAGCGACGCCAAAGCGCTGCAGCTCACCTTGGGCCTGGGACAGGGCCTGCTTCTGATGGTCAAAGGTGGAGCGGGCACTATCCGCTGCCGTATTCAGCTGCCGCAGCGCTGCTGCTTCTTTTTCTGTCGGCGGGCCAAGCGCCGAGATCTGACGACCGTAGTTCTTGGCCTCCGTCTCGGCCTGGCGCAGGCTGGCAGCCGTTGATTTGGCCTCGGCCTCCAGCTTGGTGAACGTGGTGATTGCGGCATCCTGCTGGGCCAATTCGCGCAGTCTGTTTGCCGCCGTGCGCGCCTCAACCGCAACCTCGCCCTCCAGGACCTTGGCAACATTCTCCAGATCGTCAGCCAGGCCCACGATGGACTCACGCCCCGTGACCCCGGTGTCGATCTGCAGGCTGATTTGCTTATCTGTCATGGATTCCTACAATGGGCGGATGACTCGTCTCATCGCCTTCATTGCATGCATCGCCTTCCTGGTGGGTGCAGGAGTGTCTGTGCGTGCAGGCATGGCACTTGCTGCGGTGGCCTATGGCCTGCTCGGTGCCTATGTCCTGTGGACCGGGCTGCAGATGTTTCTTGGCCCCAGACGGTGACGCTGCTTGAAAGCGGCTTTCAGGCATCACTGTCGGTTTTTGAGCGCCAACAAAAAAGGCCAGCGAGTGCTGGCCTTAGTCTTTTAAAGGGTCTGGTGCGGCGTCAGGTCTTGCGCACGCGGTAGTACTTGCTGATGCCGTTGCCCACCTTGGTGGAGTCCATCAGGACCGAGCCGGTCACCTTCAGATTGATGAACCCACTTTCCTGCAGCAGCGCGATGGATGATGCCACGCCCTGGCTCGCGCGCCAAATTTCCACGATGGCCAGCTTGCCGTCATCGGCTTCGTTCAGCCCTTCAAGGATGATCTCCAGCTCCTTGGGCTTGGTGGTCAGCGCCTCGATCACGGCATAGCCCACGTGAGAGTACGCAACCTTGACCTCTTCACCCTCGGCCAGCCCTGTCGCGTCCTGGAACACGAAGATGCCAGCCGGGCGCACTTCATAGTTGCCTGCCGCAGGCACCACATCGCCAGTGGTTGGGTATTTGTAGTTGACCCAGATGCCCTTGCCGTCCGTGACATCGGGAGCAGCGGGATCGAGCTGGATACCTGTCGCCGTGACCGTATAGTTGCCCGCCATGGTGAGTGCGGTGGCCGTGGCCACGCTGTCACCGATGCGCACTGTCACGTCCGTGGCACCGGCATGGGCCAGCACCACCAAGTCGCCTTTTTTCACGTCCAGGTGCTCTTCATCGGTCACAGTGGCCGTGCCTTGTGTCGTGCCCTTGGTCAGGACGACATTGCTGGGCTGCAAGTGCTTGGTGCGTAGCAAACCGCCACGCGTTACCTTCAAGGTCTCATTGCTGATCTGGCCCTGCTCCACCCCGCTGACCGTGCCCTGCGTGGCGCGCGCCAGATTGATCGGGTTGATGTCGGCCAGCGTCATCGCAAGCTCCACCTCCGTCACGCGGCGGATCTCGGAGTGCGTGCCGCCGCCCAGCGTAGTCATATTGGGTTGCTTTTTTACATCCTCCTTGTGCGACAGCTCGGCAGCCAGCACGTTGCCAATGGGCAGCGGCGCAGTGGTGCTGCCGTACTCGCGGGCGTAGATCTGGCCGACCAATGCGGCAGGGGCAAAAATGCGTTTGATGACGTCATCAGACATAGGTCAGTCCTTTGTGTTGACAGGTTGAGATGCGGATTGAGTAGTGGATGGAGCGGGCGCGGCGATGCCCATGGCCTCCAGCCATTGAGCGGTATCGGAGTGCACAGAGATCTCTGCGCCTGGCTGGAGCACAGAACCCAGGTGCTCGTGCTCCGCCTTCAAGGTCACAGAGACCATGGCGTGCTGGGCCAGTGCGGCCTTGCGGCGGGAGCTGGGTTTCATGGCTTCCTCCATTCCACCCAGCTGCGGGTGCTCATCTCCAGCATGGCGCTGTGGCACAGCACCCCGGCGAACATGACCGGGCCAGAGCTGGCCACCTGCACGCCGCGCTCCTCCTGGGTGGAGCCGCCCAACATGCCGGGCAAACCGAGCGTGGTGTCCACGCGCACGGCAGAGCGGATGCGCTCGACCAGGTCGTCAAAGATCAGCTCACTCTCCACGGCATCTTTAAAAGCCATGTAGCCACGGATCAACCAGCGGTGCTCATTGAGAATGCGTCCATTGGCGTTGACCTCGGTGGTCGCAGTGCGGCGCACATACCAGCCACGGATATGCGGGTCCATGCCGAAGGCATCGTCAGCCTGCGCCGGGCTGTACAGATAGAGCTTGCGAAACTCCGCCTCACCGGTGGCAAAGCGCTCCCGAGAATGAACCATGCCCACGGCAGGCACTGCGGCCAGGACTGCCAACAGCGCCCTGCGGGCACCAGATAAAGTGGCGGCATTCATGCCTTGCCTCCTGTGATGAAGTTGAGGATCTGGGCGGCAGCGCCTTCAAACATCGCGATGACCTGGCCGCGCGTGGCCAGGGCCGCCCGCTCCATGGGGCGCTGCGGGGCAGTCCCTTCGCGCGCAATCTTTCTGGCAACCAGGAAGGCCACCCGCGTGACTTCCTTGGGCTCACGAATGCCCAGCACGGCCTTGACCCAGGGTTCGATGGCCTTGATCGGCGGCATATGGGGCTGGGTGCCCAGCTCAATAAACAAGGCCGTAGGCTGGCTGCTCCCCACAATGCCCAGCACCCCGGCAGGCGTGCTGGCCACATCGCTGGTGATGCTGCGGGCTGTGATGCCACTGACGCGCGGCATGTTCTCTTGCCACTCGCGCTGCACCAGCAGCGTGGCCTGGTGCATGGTGGCTTCCAGCACCTGGCGGGTGTAGTCAGGCTCCTGGCGCAGGCCGCGCTCGATGGCGCTCAGATCGCCCAGGCTGATGTCGAGGTTCATAGGCCACCCCTGCTCACCAGGCGGTGACGCGGATTACGGCGCGGCCAGCTCACGACCGCCGACACGGCGGAGCCTGCGACCGCATCCTGCAGCGCCGGGTCCAGCTGACCGATCCCCGCAAAATAGGCGGCTCGGTAGTCCTTGGCGCGGGCCGCATAGTTGCGCGAGCGGCTCTCGGTGCGAGACATGTCCGAGCCGAGCGTAGTCTCGCGATCGCCTGCAAACCGCGTGGCCAGTTGCTGGCACAGCAGATGGGCTGCAAACGACGTCACTGCCAGACGGTGACGCTGGGGAATGCTGTCGGCTGTGGCGTCCAGCACATGGGGGAGCAGGAAGCTCACCCGGACCAAGGCATTGCCAGGCAACGCGTGTTCGCTCTCCAAACCCCAGCCGTCAGCCGTGCGGTAAGCGTCCACCAACACCAGAGAGGCAGGACGCCGCCCCACCGGAAACTCCACGGATTGGATGACTGCACTATCCGACCAGCCCGCAGGCACCGGACCAAAGACGCCAGTGACAGGCCACACCACCTCCTCCAACTCTAGGCGCGGCACGTCTTCGCTGTAGCGCATGCGCGCTTGGTCGAGGGCACGGTCACGCACTTCAGTGGTGATCACATCATCCTGGTCCGAGACCATGTCCTTGAGCAGCTTCTGAAAATCCTCAAGCGCCACGACGGCTCCTAGTGTTTAAAGAGGGAATGGAAAAAATCGACCATGGGTTTGCAAAGGCTCCTGACGAGGCTGGCGGCTTTGCAAACCCGCCCCGCTTGGGGGCAGGCCTGGATGGGGCTGACGGGTCAGGCGAGTTACGCGACCACGGCCTTGGTCGTGCCCTTTTCACCGTCGACCAGGACGGTGCCGCCGTAGATGTGGCGGATCTTGTAGGTCAGCTTGTCGTTGCTGAACATGGAGCCTCCGTTGGGCTGGTCCTGCACAAACAGCTCGGGCTCTTCCTGGCCGTCGAGGAAGCCGACCTCCAGCACAGGCAGCACCACAGGGTCAGCGACCGTGCACCAGTCGTTGGCGTCCGTCCAATAGCTGACGGGGATCACCTCGGGGTTGATGGTCTGAACAAAGGTCTTGTCCAGGTTCTGGTTGCGCACAAACAAGTCATAGGCGGTTTCCTGCAGCTCGAACGGCACCAGGATCGCTGCCGGACCTGTGGCCAGACGCTTGGCGCTGCCCACACGGGTCTGCTTGAGCATGGCCAAGCGATGCGCAGCAAACTCGGAAGCCGTCAGCGCGCCCGTGAAAAGGTTGTTGTGATCGGCGTGGTAGAGCGCCTTGGCGTCGTAGATCAGGCCGTTGACACGGAAGAAGTCGAACACGAACTCATAGAGCGTGTTCTTGGCCGCCAGCGCCAGCTCGGTGGGAATGCGGCGCAGTGCCTGGACGTCGTCGTTCTTGATCGCTTCCAGCGTCACGTCCTCCGTGCCGCCACGCTTGCTCACCGCAAAGGTGGCCTTGTCATCGCCCGGCGAGCCCAGCGGCTGATAAGGGGCACCCTGCGCGACCGCAGGCAGGTTGCCGTAGCCACCGATGCGGATGCGTTCTTGAGTACGGAAGTCTTTGATCGGCGCGGTCGTGGCCACGCGACGCCATGCGTCCAGGTTGGTCAGGCCGGTGTAGACCGCCTGCATGCGGCGGGTGATGCTGTCGCCCAGCGCATCGCTCCAGGTGCTGCTCGTGACCGACTCACGCATGACGCCCAAACTCTCGGCCATGCGGCCCAGATCGCAGTCGCGGATCTGGCCGGTGACACGGCGGTCGCCCGTGATCTCGATATAGCACTCGCGCAGTGACTGCACGTTGCGGTGCTCCTTGTGCGTGGGGTCGAAAAACGCCGTCAGCATCTCGCGGATGGACACGCTGCGGTCTTCCACGTTGATGGAGCCATTACCGAACGCAGGCACACGAACCGTACCGGACTCCGTCATGCGGGCAATGTAGTCGCCTTCTGCCTTGATCAGATCCCCCACGGCGGCTTCGGTCAGGCGATCAGCGCCAGCGGTGGCCACCTGGGTCAGCAGGCGCTCCTTGGCGGCCTGGGGGAGCTTGGCCGCATTGATGCGCTCGCGAGCAGCACCCCGCAGTTCAAACACCTGCAGGTCGGCGCGGGTCAGCGGCGCATCGTCGCCCTGCGCCTCGGTCACACGCTGCGTGCCAGGCGCGGGCACCAGCGGGCCGCAAACGGCTTCATGCAGATTGACCACCTCGTCGTCGGTGATCGTGTCCAGTTTGATGGCGGCATGCTTCGCCGGGTCTTTGGCCTTGATGGCCTCCAGCATGCGTTGCTTCCACAAAGGCATGGTTTGGCTTCCTTCTTGAGATTCAGGGGGAGAGGTAGTTGGATCGGCAGCGGCTTCGGTCAGACGGTCCAGGCCGCCGCCCGCGCCTGGCTCGACAATCAGGTCCACCGAGTGCACCTTGGTGAAGGTCACGGCTTCACGCAGGGTCTCGCTGCCATTGCGGCGTTGACGAGTGCGGGCATCGGCGTCGATCGACAGGCCCAGCAGTCCCTGCATGCCCCGTTTGACGGAGCCAACCATCTTGGTGACCGTCGAGTCGCTGGGGTCGATGGCTTTAAAGGTGCCGACCAGACTGCCGGTGTCGGGCGTCTTGCCCTCGACAAAGCGCACGCTGTAAATGCCACCGATCAGATTGCGCACATCCTTGCCCTTGCCCGCGCTGTGATCAGCATCAGACTTGGCAAACACACGCACGCCTTCAAACATGGGGGCCGCTTCGCGCAGTGCCTGGTCGGGGTAATAGTTGCGGTTGCCGCTGCGGCCCGCACGGATCAGCGTGACCTCAATCGTGCCGTCCTGGGCTTCGCGGAAGGCTGCAGCTTCCTGAGATTCGCGCACAACTGAAGCAGCGGCAGGATCAGCGGCTGGCGCGGTGCCCACCGGCTGAAACTGCGCCACCACCTCTTCGGCCTCGGCCAGCACAACGGCGTTTTCTGCGCTGATCGTGTAGGCGTAGCTGTAGAGACGGCCCTTGTACTGCACCACCGCCCGGTCAGGCCAGATGCCGCGCATGTCCACGTAGTAGTCGCTGTTGAGGGTTAGGCGCAGCTTGTCGCGTACCGCCTGACGCACCAACTCAATCAACTGACCATATTCGGAAGTGACCGCCTCCGTCAGGCGATCAAAGCCCGTGCCGTGAGGGATGAGCTTGAGCATGGCTTATTTGCCAGTCAGCTTCTGACCGTCCACAGTCACCACAACGATGTGAGTGCCGTAGTCCTTGAAAGACAGCACTTCATCAGCGGAAACCGTGAGACGCTTTTCTTTGAACTTGTCCTTGCCTTCTGCAGGCTCCAGGACGATGCGCTGGACGCGCTTGGCAGCCTCGGCTACCGTCAGCTTGGTTTCTTTTGTCTCGGATTCGGACATGGGCCACTCCATCGAAGGTGAGCCGCAGGGCGCGGCATTGCGATGGAGTGACTGTGCCTAGGGGGGCGTAAAAAAATAAGGCCCGCAAATGCTGGCCTCATCTTGCTGTACGTCTCACCTCGTACTAGGTAGATATCTACTCGAAATCAACTCGAGTGTAGAGCGCGTTCAGAACGCAAACAACCGCTAAAGGCTGTTCAGATCACTTGCGCTTCTTTGAGTCATCGACCCAGAAGCGAAAGACCTTGCCATTCCTTGGGTAGATCGTGCGCCCATTCTTTACGATGTAGCGACACACCACCCAATGGCCTCCAGTGCGGGGAGTAGTCATGGGAACCTTTCTCACGGACATACCGTGAAAGGGTTGCCAGGGGTTGCCGGTTGCAGCGCCAGACCTTGAGACGTAGAATCCCTTGGCCTTTCCCGTCAAAGAAAGCACCGCCGATGCCTCACCCGTAATCGGCACCAAGGTGGCGGAAGCTGGTAACTTCCGTCACCAACCTTGGTTAGAACAGGCTCATTTGGCCTGGATGAGAACGCCAGTGCTGGCACACCCACTCCCAGCGCCCAAAGCGGCGGCGGGTGTAGCGGCGAACAAACACAGTTTTGATGCGTGTGTGATACATCTCGCTTCCTTTACAAAAAGGTTGAGAGGTTTTGGTTTGCCTACACGCATCGAACTGGTAAAGTCCGATCCTGTCTTCCCCAAGACATGTGTGTGTAGTCGGTTTGGTTGACCTCTATGCACCATCCCACAGGGCCCTAAGGTGTTGGTAGCACCTTTAGGGCTCTTTTCTTTTATCTCCTTCTTCATGATGCCGACTTAGGAAGCATGAACTTTGCACAAAGCTCGCCCACTTGGATAAGGGCACGTTGATACGCCGGAGAAGGAAAACCCAGCAGTTCTTTGGCGAAATCATCGGCCTCTGCTTCGATGTTGTCTTTTAGCGACTGGACTCCTCTCTCTTGTCTAGCGAACTCAAGCTCGCCATGCATGATCATGTGACCTAGCTCATGAGCGCCCGTGAACTGATGCTCCTTGTCGCCCATGCACATCCCGTCATAAACATCTTCACGTAAAGCAATGCATTTTTTGACCGGATTGCTTGTTCCCAAACGAGCACCCATTTCTGATGCTTCCTTTGGAACAAAGTACCACCCCCACAAAGAGGGAAGCTGTTCATAGACTTTGGGCAAATTCACCTTCCCGTCTTCATCAAGAAGGTTGTGCGCAGCACAACGCTCCTTAAATTGATGAACGTACTCACATATTTCAGCCTTTGATTTTTTTGTCATAGGGAGCCTTGTATTTCTCCAATACCTTGGAAATAGCTGCCAAGTCAGCTGCAGTCAGCTGAGGCAAGTAACGAGCAAAGGTACAAGCAGCCTCCTTAGCCTCTAATGACGAGTCTTCGAGGGCAAGCTTGATCTGCTTCTTGGTCAGTTCAGCCAGGTGAGTAAAGTGCTCTCGGTCGTTTCCGACTTCTTCGTACAGGTTGGCCAAGCGTTCAACAAAATTGTCTGGCGCAGCCTTGCTACCTGTTTCAATGGCTGAAAGCATTGCAGAAGACATCTGTAACTTCTTTGCCATATCAAACAGCACCTCTTCCCTGCCTATTCTTATTTTCCGAAGTTCCTTTCCCAATTCAGTTAACTTCATGATGTGGCCTTTCTCCTTCGATGCACTACGCGGTTAAGCGGTGTAACGATCTTCTGTCAAGATTTAATTGAATCCAGGGTGTCAGTTCCTGGGGGTTGCCATCGTGGCGTGGCAGTGAAATTGTACAACCTATTTTGGTTGAATTTCAACACCAAGAACTTGCAGCCAGAAAGGGGAGCGCAAGATCGTGCCCCATCAACTCCGAGGGTATGTTTAAAGAGCCTTTAAACGGCTTGCTGTGAGCAGGTTTAGGGTAGGTCATGCAACGACCGCTACCATGGGGTTTAAAGCCCCTACTCCTCACGCCTCCCAGCCCTCTTCGCAGTCTGATCCAGCGCTGCCTTGCGCCCATCGAGCTGCAGCTCGCGCTCGGTGAAAGGCTTGGCCCCCGGCGTCATCACCCGCCAGTTCTTCATCCATGGGATGGAAATGCACCCGCAGTGAATGATCTGCTCGACGGGAGCCCTTGGGTCATGCGGACACTGCATCTTGTCGATGCCGCCGCCAGGGTTTGGAACTTTGAAGGGCTTGTTGGCTTCCACGACCTGACCGTCGATGATGTCGTGGTTCCAGCGGCTGTGGATCTTGCCGCTGCGCCGCCACTGCTTGCCCAGGCCTGGCACCAGGGGCTCGGCCTGTTGCAAGCGTTCATTGGATGCCACGGCAAAAGCCCGGCTGACTTCCGTGCGAACAATCGTCGCCGCGCGCCTGGGGGACTCGGCCCCGAGAATCTTCTGCACCGCCTGGATGGCTTGGTATGGCGTCTGCGCGCCAATAGTTGTCTGGCCCAGCTGCTGACCAATCTTGCGGGCGGCTTCATTGCCCACGTCCTTGAGCCGCAGCGAGCCAAAGGCCTTCATCTGCTTGAGCACGCCCACATCGAGCTGAGCCAGCTGTAGCTCCACGCGGTGGCCAATGATGGCCAGGGGCTTGTCTACGAAGTCCTCCCCGAGGGTCCAGGCATCCTGCATGCGCATTTCAAATAGGGCACCGGCGCGGCTGGTGGCTCCAGCCATGACGTCCTCGATCTGCCCCAATAAGCGCGAAAGCTGTAGTTGCTGCCAATCGGCAGGCAAGCCTGCCAAAGTGACCAGGATCTGATCGCGGGCCTCTTTGAGCAGCAGCAGAACCTGGGTTTCTCCAGTCAAGAGCAGTTGAGCGCGCTCGCGCAAGCGCCGGGCCAGCTCAGCCTCAAATGCTTTATCTGGCATTTGGCCCAGCTCCTGCTCGCTTTTAGCTTTCTTAGCCATGGCTCTGAGCAGATGCCTCAGCCCGCGCGGCTGCAAGGTCTGCAGGCAGATTGGTGAAGACGTCTTCAGCGTCTCTCTTGGCCTTGCGTTCGACAGCTTCCTTTCGTGCCGCCTCCAGCTCGGCCTTGGCATCAAAGTCCTGGCCAAAGCGCTGGGCCACGTCAGCCACGATCTTGAGGGCAGTCTCTTCGGTCATCAGCCCGGCCTCGATCATCTGCACCACGGACGCTGCCAGGGTTTGCATGGCACTCGCAAATTTAGTGACGTCGCGGTTGAGCAGTTCAGGGAAGACCGCAGTCACCTGCCATTTTTCTTCTGACCAATCGGGTGTGATGCCTTGGGTTCGTGCCTGGCACAGCAGCACATGGCGGCCAATCTCCTCCAGCATGATCTTGAGGAACGACTGGCGCATGCTGTACATCTTGAAGGTGGGCTCGCCCATCTCAGAGGCTGCAGCGCGGTTCACATCCCCGCCACCGCCAAACCAGTGCTCAGGCATCGTGCTGCCGCCAAGCACATGGTTTCTCAGCAAGCGGGCGCTCTCGCTGGTGTCTGCAGCTTGCAGGCTCGGGCTCTTGGCTTCCAGAGTGACGCTGTCGTTATGGACGAAGGTGCTGTTGGGTGCTGGCGGCACAAAGGTCTTCTCGTATTCCTTGACCTTGGCATCGTCCGCCCCCTTCAGCTCCACGTCCCAGACGAACGAGCGCAGGTAGCCGATGCGGTCCAGCTCATTGAACAGGAACTCGTCATAAGCATCCAGCCAGTCCATCTGCCCCAGAAGGTCCGAGCGACCACGGCTGCCATTGGGAAACTTGTTGAGTTGGTAGAGCAGACACTCACCGTCTGTAAATTCGTCAGCGCGAATGCGGCAGGTGTTCTCACTGAACAGCTCCGCGTCCTCGCCCAGGACGATCACTCTGTATTTATATTGACGCCCTCGGTTGTCGCGCTTGGTGACGACACCGATGGGCTGCTCAGGGTTACCGGGATCATTGACCACGGTAGCGATCTGGCGCGGGTCCAGATAACCCAGCCGCACAAAGCCGTCGCCATCGCGCACATTGGCGATATAGCACTGCTCACCCAGCAGGCCCAGGGCGCGTACCCTGCCCTGCAGCTTCAGCGGCCAGTTATTGATAGGGTCGGTCCAGAATGTATTGAGCAGCGCTTGGTGATCGTCGTCCTGGCACTGCAGAGTGACGCCCTCGGCCAGCAAATAGGCCAAGGGCAGCTCGGTGAGCCGGTTGGCCAGCAGATTGCTTTGCCACAGGTATTCGGCCAGCTTCTGCATGCGGTCCTGGGCCATGGGTGCCAGGTCGCGGTCGTTCAAGCTACCGAGACCGCCGCCGCTGAGCTTGCGCCACCCCTCGTCACTATTGCCCTGGGCGCTGGCGGCTTCACGCATGGGCTGGGTGTGATGCGCCTGGTCTGCGTCTTGCGCGACCGCCGCCTGGTCAAAACCCAGAAAGGATATGAACCGGCTCCATGCCTGGGGCTTCATGTATTTCTCCTGAACATTCGCGAGGCCTGGCGGGCATAGCGCTCGCGGGCGGTCTGTACCTGGTGGTTGTTGCCGCCCTGGGTGGCCGCAGCAATGCCACCAGTGACGGCCAGCATGTAGAGCATCTGGACCATGTCAGGACCGTCGTCGTGGTCGGCCTTGGGGAAGTGGCGGAACTGGTCTATCAGCGTGGTCTGGCTGCTGTGCACACGGATCAGGCCGTTGTGCATATGAGGCTGCAGGCTTTCAATGCGCAGCAGCTTGTCGCTGATTGGCAAGAGCGGACGAGCCGGTACCGGGACGCCCTGCTGGGCGCTGCGTTTGACCAGCTCGGTGCGCAGGAATTCCTGGAACTGCACGGATTCGAAGCCCCAGACAACGCAGCAGTACTCGCGCTGCATCTCGATCACGTCGCTGATGATGCGATCGGGCACGCGTTTGCGGATGGCGGCCTCGACCACATCCATGATGCCGGTCTCGCGGTTGTAGCCGCCGATGCCGATGGCGCTGGGGTCGCGGCTATTGCCTGCCCTGCCCAAGCTGGGGTCACATGCGCCATAGAACACCCACTCAGCCAAGCGGTTGACCCAGAAGCGGATGGAGTTGGCAAACGGCGCATCTTCCCCGGCTGTCGGGTCGTTCTGCTGCTCGGAGTCAAACGCCGAGTGGCCTTCACGGGCGCGGCGGATCATCAGCTTGACCAAGGGGCGCAGCGCTGGCCAGGAGACCTTACTGCCTTTTTCCATCTCGGCCTGGTGCTCTCTATATAGAGCCATGGCCGCAGCCTCGCCCTCCTGGGGCGTATCGGCATTGAGCAGAAATCCCTCGAACTGCTCCCACAGATCCATGCGCTCGGGCCACTGGATGATGGCTTTAAAGACCTTGCGATTCCACAACGGGTTCTTGAGAAAACGCGCCAGCACGCTGTCGTAGTGCAGCACGGTGCCGACCAGGATGGCGTCCATAGAGTCGTCAGGAGGCCCCAGGGACAGCACGCTCTTGGTCACAAAGGCCTGTAGCTTGTCGCGCTGGGCAGGCGTGTTGACGTTCTCGTCGTTCTCGATGTCGTCGCAAATCGCCAGATCCGGGCGGTGCGCGCCATGGCGGCGGCCCCGGATCTTCTTGCTGGAGCCGAACGCTTCGACCTTGCGACCGTTGGCCGTCACGATCACGCCCGCCCGCCAGACACGGCCCTGCCCGCAGGCTTCAGGAAAATCGTTGGCAATGCGCGGGTTGGCTTCCAGCTCGGCCTTGATGGCCTCCAGCATTTCTGCCGCCTGCTCAAAGGCATCCATCACGATGATGGCGTACCACTTGGCCCCGGTGACCAGGCACCAGGACACAAAGCTCATGCTGATCTTGGTGGACTTGGCCTCACCACGCGGGGCCGCAATGGCGTCACGCTGGCCCGCCGCAGTGTTCACGATCTCGGGCAAGCGCTTGTATAGGTACTTGTGCAACTCGCTGGGATCGGCCCGGCCATAGTGAGGGAAGTAGTTGCGATCCCAATACTCGTAGCCATTGACCGGGTCGCAGACCTTGCGGCGGCGCTCGGCAATGGCGGCAGGGTTGGTGTCCCAGCCATCCAGGTTGGCGTCGATCTGTTTGCGCAGGTCATCGGCAAGCGCTGTCAGGCCCGCCAGAAAATCCTTGCTGTTCTTGGCCATGGCTATTTCACCTTGGCCAGTTCTTCGCCAAACGGCTCCAGCATCTCGACCAGAGCGACCAAGTGCTGCGGATAGCGCTGCTGGGCAAATGCGGCAAAGCGTTGAAGGATGTCCAGCTGCACTGCCTGGCGGTTCAGCTCGGGATTGAGACGCTTGAAGCTGGACATGGTCTTGTTGAAGCTGTCGCTCATGCTGGCCAGCGTCTCGGCACGATCGCGCGGCCCCATATCCTTGGCCTCACGCAGCAGATCCATGGTGGCCTGGTGCTGAATGAGGTAGTCCTCCAGCAACTTGGCCGAGAGGTTTTTGAAGTTCTCATCGCCCATGGCCACGGCAACTCGGGCGGTCTCCCAGTCATCGCCCTGGTCTGCCGCCTCCTGCTTCCAGCGATTGCCGGTGCTGCGCGGCACTCCGAGCTTCTTGCAGGCCGCTTCCATGGCCATGCGCTGAAACACATACAGGCCGCGCAGCTGGGTACGTTTTTCTTTGCCGTGCGCCATTAGTTGCCCAGGCCCCCGCCACGAAAATAGGTCTTGATACCTTCGACGATCAGCGCCGTGCCTACCGCCACGGCACCGCCAGAGACCGCGCCCGCGACCGCAGCCTTTTTCTCGACTTCGCGCAGCCGGGTATCAATGGAGTTGAGCCGCTGATCCACGCGTTCATCCAGCTCTTGAATGCGTTGGTCCTGGCGATTGAGATGCGCGGTAATGCCGTCGAGCTTGCCGTCGATCTTTCCCAGCAGCATCAGTTCGTCTTTTTCAAGTGACATGGTTCCTCTGTTTTTTGTGGCGAGTCATGGGTGCAGCAGCAGCGACCGGCAGGACGCATAGGCCGCGTTAAGGGTTTCAATCTCCTGAATCACTCCTGCAAGGCGCGCAGAATTTGCTGCTGGAAGTAGCCCGTAGGCCTCGGCTGCGTCTGCTGCACCAGGCTCGGTGCTGGCGGCTTGCTCACCTGTGGCACGACAACCACCTGCCCCACTGGCAGCGGGCTGGGAGACGATGCGCACCCGCACAGGGCGCTGCTCAAGCTCACCAGTAAGGCGAGCGATTTCTTGGACTGCTTGGGCATCGGTTTTTTCCTGCTGTTGGTAAAGCTCATCCAGCCTGGCTTGGGCAGCATTGCGCTCAACTGTCAGGCGCTCCAGCTCAGCCTTGGCGGTGCGGTTCTGGGTGGCAACGCTGGCCTGCAACTGCTGCAGCTCGGTGGCTACGATCTGAGACTTGGTCTTCAAGTGCCACATGCCCAAGGCAAGCGCCAGGCACAACAGCAAAGCCAGCGCCAGCACTCCAGGGGTGATGAATGCCAGAAAGCGCTTCATGGCTGCGCTTTCCAGGTGCCAGTGGCAAAGTCGTAGTTAGCTCGCAGCAAAGCCACGCCCTGCAGGCAATCGGCGCGCTCTTTTAGACGGCGGTTGTAGAGACCCTGGACAAAGCGGTACTCCCACTCGCCCTTGGCATTGCGCTTGCCGGTCTTGGTATAGCTCCAGACAGGCGTGCCGCTTGGTGCGTGTGCCAGCGCATCGCAGGCTTCTTCGTAGCGCTTCGCATTGAGCAGGCCCATGGCTCGACTGGCGCAGGTCGACGGTTCACCGTTGTTGTGGCCATGGCTGGAGAAGGCATCCAGAACAGCCTGGGTCACCGGCACCTTGATGCAGTCAAGGACCTTTGCCTGCCCCTTGGCCAACACCTGGCTGCCCACAGCCATGCATTGCTCATCGGACCAGTAATCGCCCAGCACCACTGGCACCGGGCTGGCACCCTTGGTCAGGCCCAAGCAGGCCGTGGGCAAGCCTGCCGCCAGCGCATCTGCATAGACCACATTCTTGAATTGCGGCCTGCCATCGCGCTTGGCAGGACCGTCCTCGTAGCCTGAGATATAGGTGACATACGCACCACCACCCAATACGAGAGGGATGCCGAAGCGCAGAACCGATTTACCGAGGGAAAGTGTGTTTGCCATGCCCTCGACTTTCGTGGGGCAGGCATAAACAAAAAAGGCCTGCGAATGCTGGCCTGATTTGGGACGAAGTGTAGTTTCACACTATCACGCGATAGATCTCGTAGTCAACCTAAACCACCAATTCAGCTATTTTTCTCTATACCACTTACGATAAGCATGAGGGAAATAGCTTTCAGACTCTGAAACCGTTGAGATGGTTGAATATCCGCCCTTATTCGTTTGTATCAAGAATACATATTTACTCTCGTCATCCTGATAGCCTGGCCAGGCAACATAGATATCTCTAATATCTTCAACGTAAATACTCTTATATTCTTCATGCAAATATTTTGGTTCCTTGCACGTAGCGTCAGACACAGGCCACCACCTTGCATTCCTGATCTCTACCTCGTCCGGAACATTAAGCCACCGCTTCAGAAAAAATTTTGCTGTGGTCTGTTTATAAAGCGTAAGCGATTGAATAATTACTGCTGTTGACCCCGGATTGAATAATACTAATTTTGCCAGTATTCCGCCATTCCTAAAATCACTCTCCACATACTTCAAATCAATTTCAGTGCTTCTATGAATATATCTATTCATGGAGTATGATTTATTTTGACTTTTATAATTTTTTATACTTATGATTAATGAAAATATCGCTACAAATAATCCAAGGGTGCCGGCCACAGAACTTAACTCTACCCAATTAATCATTAATTTTCCATATTATAAAAACTGCAATTACTCGGATCATTAGCTAGCTTGCCGAAGCTAATGGTAAATTTATTGCAAATTAATCTTGCATTTCGCAAACAGTGATCAAAATTCACCGCTATTTACTCGAAAAACCTGAAAGTGATATTCCTTGAAAATCTAACCTCTTCAGAAAATGCAGTATTCAAATTAAGAAATATTTGCCACATAAACACGCTACTGTTCATAATTCTCCACCATGCCAAACAACACGCCCCGTTATTCTTAGTCGATTCGCAGACTCTCCTTCAAGAGTCTGAACAGGGTAGTCTGGGTTATAACTTATAACTTTTACGCCACCTGTGTTGAAGTCTCTTTGCAGCAACTTCACATAATCCTCCCCCTCTAGCTCAATGACGTATACCCCGTCATGGGCTAAAGCATTAACTGACGTATCGACTAAAAGAATATCTCCGTCATTGATGCGATCTGACATCGAGTTGCCACGCACTCTTACGATCTTCGCGTTACTGCGATTGAGTCCCTTGGATCGCAGCCAAGAGGTGCGAAACGCTAAGCGTCCCAGCACTTCCTGCTCACCATTGGTGGCCCCATTTCCTGCACTCATGCAAGCGTCCAGCACTTCGATCTGTGTGAACTCGCCATCATCTTGATAGACCTGCGTCGAACCCGCTCGACTTTCTGTACCAGCAGGTGCACTGAAGTGTTCAACCGTACGACCTGAGTGCCTCGCAGCCCGAAGTAGCTGCTTCACGGGCACTTCACCACGTTTGCGCCAAGTTCTGACCGTTTCAGGCTGAACCTCCATCAAGGCCATCCAACCTGACCCTAACGCATCTGCAATGCGAGCAACGACTTCATCCACCGTGGGCGGCAGGGTGCTTTGAGGATTTTTTTGCATATAGCTATTGACTGCGTTTCGTTTTGAACCAAGAATACGGTTCAACTTGAAACGTTTCCTTTTGAACCAATAGCGTAGCAGCAAATGCATCCAGAACAAATTAAAGCTGAGATCCGTATGCGGGGAACGACACCAGCTGCCATGGCGGATCAGTTGAGTCTTTCACGCATGACCGTTAGCAATGTCATTCACGGTCGCTCAACTTCGCGACGTGTTGCTGATGCCATTGCCAACCTGATTGAGCAGCCAGTCAATCGCATCTGGCCCGGTCAATACGAACCACATCGCACGAACAAGCTGAAACGCGGGGGGCAGAAATGAAACCGCGTCTCAAGCTCACTAGGGATGGGCATCTGGTCGTACTCGTCAGTGGACGGAACCCTTGGGGAGAAATCAGTGCTCGCAAATACATTCAAGAGCACTACGGCTCGCTCCAGGGCTTCGCACGCCGCTATCAGCTCTCGTACAACGCCGTTTGCACAGCGTTGCGCCCAATCTACCGCCCCGAGCGAATGGCTGGCAAAGTTGCTGAGGTTCGTGCAGTACTAGGTCTCACTTCGCAACCCACAGCTCAAGCGCTGCGCGTCGCACGAAAGCAGGAGCACCTCAAATGACTTGGCTCACTGCCCGAGAGATCGCGGGCCTGCCGGGCATGCCGTCCTGCGCCAAGCGCACACGCGAAAAACTCCTTCGCCTGAGCATTCCAAGCCGCCCCAGAGCTGGCCGAGTTGGTGGCGGTGTCGAGTTTGACTGCTCAGCTCTGCCTGAAGAGACACGCCTGGCTATCGCCACCAACGCAATTCAAGCTGCTGGCACCAAGGCACTCGCAGTGGTGGATACACCTGCAGCGCGAAGCTTCGTGCCGCCTGCCCCCACAACCTCGGTCCGCAACTCTAGCGCCCGTGTGCCGAGCCAAGCAGAGAAAGATGTGGCCGACGCCCGCGTGCGCTTGGTCAACCTAGTGCTTGAGTTGGTGCCCCTGCATGGCCTGCGCCGAGCATGCCAGTTGCTAGCCGCACGCATCATCACAGGCGAAGCTGGAGCCGAAGCTCAGAACATTGCACGTCAAGCGAACCAACGCGCTCGCGGTGGCGAGGTCAGCGCCCGTTCGCTGGAGCGCTGGGTAGGCATGCATCGCAGCAACGGCTGGTTTGGACTCTTGCCCGCTGCTCCACAGTCCGAATTGGCACCACAAGTTGATGACGATGTGGCTGCAGTGCTGGGCCTGTTCCATAGCAAGGATCACCGCTTTCGCAAGCTGAGTGGCGCTGCCAAGGAAGTCACCCGCATGCTGGGCCGCGACTTCGATGAATGGCGCAAGCTGTATCACCGTGCCCGGCGCGTGCTGGACAAGCTGGGACAGTCTGCAGAGGCCAGTGTCGCCCTGATCAAGTCTCGTCATACCGGCGCACAGCGCGACACCAGGCTGCCCTTTAAACGCCGCGATACCTCCATGTTGGCTTTTGCCGATGTGTTTGTCATTGACGGTCACACCTTTAAAGCCAAGGTTCGCCACCCGGACCATGGTGCCCCTTTCGCGCCTGAGCTGACCGTGGTGCTGGATGCCGCGACCCGCCTGATCGTGGGCTGGTCGGTCAATTTGTCCGAGAACGTGATTGCGGTGGGCGATGCGCTGCGCCACGCAGTCGGCCAATACGGCATTCCTGCCATTCTTTACGGTGACAACGGTGCCGGCGAAACCGCCAAGGCCATGGACTGCCCGATCGACGGCATCTGTGCTCGCCTTGGCATCGATCACCGCCTGGGCCTGCCCGGCAAACCACAGGGGCACGGAATCATTGAGCGCAGTTGGCAGACCCATGCCATCAACGCTGCGCGCAAGTTCGGGAGCTTTCAGGGCGGCGATGTGGATGCAGGCACCTTCCGCAAGGTGGCAGCAGTCCTGGCCAAGGAGCAGCGCGCCATCAAGCGATCGGAGCAGACCGGAGAGGTCATCGCGCTCACGCCCAAGGCTCCGACCTGGAAGCAGTTCGTGGACGGCATTGAAGTGATGGTCCACGAATACAACACGCAACACCGCCATCGCGGTCTGCCCAAGCGCGCGGACGGCAAGCACCCCACGCCTATGGAAGCGTTTGAAGCCTGCTTTGACCCAGCTCTGCAGGAGAAGCCTTCGGAGCTGGAGCTGCGCACCTTGTTCATGCCGAGCGTGATCCGCACCGCCAAGCGCGGTCAGGTGCAGTTCTTCAATCAGTTCTACCAGGCACCCGACCTGATGCGCCGCGATATCGATGGCCGCGAAGTCAGCGTGCGCTACGACATTCACAACCCGAACTATGTGTTGATTTACACGCTGGGCGGTGAGTTCGTCTGCGAGGCCCAGTGGGATGCCAACCGCATCGACTACTTCCCAAAGCCCGTCATTCAGATGGCCCGAGAAAAGCGCGTGGCCCAGGCCGTCAAGCGCCGCGAGCTGCAGATCGACACCGCCCTGCGCGAGCTGGGTCCAGCCATGGACACCACACCCCTTTCCCTGCCGGAGCCCAGCACCCCATTCGTGACGGTGCCCTCCTTCGTGGAGACACCTGTCTCCGCCATCAACTCTCCCTCCACGGAAGCGGTAGCGCAAGCAGCCGCTGGCAGGCCTTTCTTCAACGGACCGAGCGAGCGCTACGAGTGGCTCATGCGCAACCAAGACCAATGGACAGAAGCAGACGGCAAATGGCTGCGCAACTACACGGCATCGGAGAGCTATTCAGATCTACGCGACTACTACGAGGGGCGGGGATTGGGATGGAACGACGCGGGCAATGAGCCCGGTTTGAAGAGTGCTCTGTGACGGCGGCAACCGTCACAGAGCGTGCCAGAGATTTTTTTTAAGAAATACGAGCAGGAGAAATGTACTGTGAAACGAGGCTTTGTCAAAACTGAAAACTTTAAGCGCTTGTCCGAAGCCCAGAAGCTGGTGGAAAAGCGTGGTGCTCGCGAGGCAAGCCTGGTGCTGGTCCAGGGACGCTATGGCATTGGCAAATCCGAGCTGACCGAGCGCTGGGCCGCAGACAGTGGCTGGGTGTTTGTGCGCGCCAAGAGTACCTGGACTAAGCGCGCCATGCTCGATGAGCTGGCCGAGCGCATGGGCCTGGCCAAGACCGGGCGCAATACCGAGGTGCAGTCGCGCATCATCGGCAAGCTGGCGGTCGAGATGGTCCCTGTGATCATTGACGAGGCCGACTTCCTGGTGGGCACCACCGCGAGCCTGCTGGAGCTGATCCGCGACATCACCGACCTGACCGGCACCATGTGCTTCCTGGTCGGCATGGAGCATTTCCCGATGAAGGTGGCGCGCTTCGGCCACATCGCCAGCCGGGTGGCCAAGGTGGTGGAGCTGCAGCCGATCTCACTGGCAGACGTCAAGGCCACGGTCGCTGCCAAGGCTGAAGTTGAGATAGCCGACGAGGTGCTGCCCGAGATGCTGGCCCAGGCTGAGGGTCGCATGCGGCTGCTGCTCAATGCCATTGCCAACATTGAGGCCTGGGCGGACGCCAACGGCTGGACCAAGGTCACGCTGGAGCACATCAAGGGCTTGCCACTGTGCCCCGAGTTCAACGGTAAGCCGCTGGGCCGCAAAGGGGTCAAGCCATGACGACCGCCTCGGTGAAACCTTACGGCTGGTTCATGCCTGCCACCTTGATCGCTCTGGGTCGCTATACCGCCCATGCAGTGCAGCCCTTCACAGTGGCCGAGCTGCAGAAGATCGTGCCCGAACTGACAGAGGGTAAGGACGCTCGCAGGGCCTGCAAGCTGCTGGAGCAGCGCAGGCTGGCTGTGCCCTGCCCTACCCAGCGATTTGCCTGGGAGCTGACCCCTGCAGGCGTACAGACCTGTAAAGCGGCTCTGTATGCATCGCTGGCAGAAGGTAAATGCAAGCCCGCGATGATGCGCCCCAACAAGCTTACGGTCGCCGATCAGATCTCTGCGCGCCTGTGGAATCTCCTGCGCATTCGCAATGTTCTGACCAGCGTCGACGCGGTGTCGGTCCTGGCCAATGCCGGTGACAACACGGCCTATTTACAGGCGGTCATCGGTCGCCTGCTCAGGGCTTGGAGCGAGGCCTGCCCCGACGCGGTCGAGGTCAGTAAGAAACGGGTCAATGGTGCATTGCGCTATGTACTCAAGCGCGACATCGGTCCCCAAGCACCTGCTCTGAGCAAGGCCAGGAAGGAGATTGCATGAAGCCAGGCTACATGACAGAGCCTTGGTTCGCAATCCTTCTGGAGCGTGTACAGAGGCCCGAGTCCGTGCGAGCACGCATCGCTCGCCAGCTCGGCATCAGCGCAGCGGCTTTGAGCCAGGTGCTCAACGCCAGTGGTTGCTATGGAAATGGCACCGCCAAGACCGACCGCATCGCAGAAAAGGTGATTCACACCTTCGGTCGCTACACCTGCCCACACCTCACGGCTGAGGCCAGCGGCGACGACCAAGTCATCACTGCCGAGCAATGCCGCGCCTTTGCCCATCGCGATGCCCCCACGTCCAGCCCCCGCGACATGCAGCACTGGCAAGCCTGCCGTCAATGCAGCCACCGGGAGGCCAGCGCTCCACCCGTGCCTCGCGCACTGCAGATCAGAGGTGGCAGCAAGGTCATCCCCATTACCCATACCCAGGAGGTGAGCCATGCATCACCTCGTTAAGGACGGCTGCCTGCCCTTGGTGATTGGCCTTGCACTGCCCATGACCGAGGCCGACTACCACCGCCCGCCCCTGGGCTGGATCAAACGCCGCGCCAGGCGGCTGATGCGTGCTTACAGCATCGACCGCCGCTATGCCATCGCCTGCGCCGCAGACGACTACTCCGACTTCACCCATATGCACCGCGAACGCCTGTCTCAACTGCTCAAAGGAGAACATCAACATGCCTAAGACCACTCAACCCCAACAGCGTCCACTGCCCGCCTGGACCATCGAGCACGCCAGCACAGCCCCCATGTCCCGCCGCGAAAAGCTGGCCCTGACGCTCTTCATCTTTTTGCTCCTCATGGCCTTGGGCTTCCTGATCGCAGCCATCACCGGCTACGCCGAGATGCGCTCCGTGTTTCCTTGAGCCAGCCAATCATCACCACCAGAAAGAACGTATGAATCAGCAAATCTCTCTTCCCGAGATCCCCGCAGGCTATTGGGAAAACGCCAAGGGTGACCTGGTCCCCGAAACCAAGGTCTCCGACATCGACAAGCTGCGCGACCAACTGGTGCGCGACCTTTGCGCCCAGGCCGAAGCCAGGAGCAAGGATCTGGCCAAGTTCAAGCTGGACACAATGGGCGACGTCACGGCCTTTGTGGAAACCAGCGTGGAGCAATACGGGGTCAAGGTGCGCGGCACCAAGGGCAACTTCACGCTCATGACGTTTGACGGCAAGTTGAAGGTCGTGCGCCAGATGCAGGACCAGATCACCTTTGGCGAGCAGCTCCAAGCAGCCAAGTCCTTGATCGACCAGTGCGTGACGCGCTGGGCCGAAGGAGCCAACGACAACATCAAAGTTCTGGTCTCCGATGCCTTCCAGGTCGACAAGCAAGGCCTGATCAACACAGGCCGCGTGCTGGGCCTGCGCCGCCTGGACATCAAGGACGAAGACTGGCAAACGGCCATGAAAGCCATCTCCGACAGCATCCAGGTCGCCAGCACCAAGCCCTATATCCGCTTCTACAAGCGCAACGAAAGCACCGGCGCTTATGACGCCATCAACCTGGATCTGGCTGCCGTATGACGACTACCCGCTTTGCTTCTACCACCGATGTCGCTCACTCCGTGTGTACCAGCGAGGGCGCGCAGTCGTTGCCTCTGGTGCAGACCACCAAGATCGTGGACTTCACCTTACGCACGGTCATCGGTCTGAACTGCCAGAACGGCAACACCCTGGACATCAATCTCGGGAACGGCCATGTCTTGAGCTGCTGCATCAAGAAAGCCATCGGCCCTACGGACGTTTAAAGGAGGCGACATGACCCGCTTTGTTGCTCACACTTCGTCTTTTGCTGCAAAAGATCAGCGCCGCCGTGAGCTGGGCCACATCCATCAGGGGCTCACGGCCCTGGGCTGGACGGAGGATGATTACCGCTTCCACCTGGTCGAAATCACGGGGAAGACCAGCTCCGCGGATCTGGACGCAGCGGGTCGCGCCAAGGTTCTAGCTCACATGGCCAAGCTGGGCTTCCAGCCCAGGTCCAGCAACTTCAAGCCCTTTGGTCAGCCCGAGAAGATCAAGTGGCTCTGGAAGAAGCTTGATGAAGCAGGCGGTCTGCGCGACGGCAGTCCCACCGCCCTGCTTGCCTTCGTGGCCCGAACCATCGGCACAACAGTGTCGGATGTGAAGTTTCTGCCAACCGCCCAGGCCAGCACGATCATTGAGGCTCTGAAGTCCATGCTGGACCGGGCCAAGCGTCAGGCACAGGTGAAATGACCCAGACCTTTACAGTTCCCATCGACCTGCTGCCGCCGCTGCTGCAAGAGTTTGAGCGCCTGGTCGGCCTGCAAGCCACCATGGCACTGGTTCAGAAATGGGGTGGGCTGCGGGTTTACTTCCCCACCCCTGAGCGCGTCACCGAAGATCACCCCTATGCCGCAGTCATTGGCATCAACGCGCTTTTAAAGCTGGCAGGGGAATACGGAGGACTGCCTCATTTCCAGCTGCCAAAAGCGGAAAGAGCGCTCCAAGCCGTGCGCAATGCGCGGATCGCTGCTGAATATGCGACCAACAAGACTGCTCGAGAGATCGCAGCCGAATACGGTCTCACTGAGGGCCAAGTGGTTCGCATCGTGGCCAGCATGGGGGTAACAGCCCCGCTCGACAGGAAGCAACGGGCACTCTTTTAAACTCCCCCGGCTCAAGCCTTACAGGCGCCCGACCTTCCCTGGTTGGGCGTTTCACATTCAACCATTACATGCCAGCGATGTTGACCTGTCGAGCGCCACAACGTTTCTACAGGAGAAATGCCAATTTGCCGCCAGGACCAAGGGCAGTCGTTGCCAGTAGTAAGCAGCAATGGCTCAACATTTGAGCTGAGCGAACAGCGCCGGCAATGCAGCCCACCCGCTGGATGGATGATTGGCCATGCCCATAAGCGGATGGACTGCCTTGCTGCTGGGCCCCGCCTCGACCGAGGAGTTAGGTCGCTCGCTTACGGCGTTGGAGAGCGGAAAAGTTCTCATGCGACGCTATCGCTGTTTTTCGCATAGCGATCAAGTCGTTGGATTCTGCCAGGCTTCGGCTAACGATTCTTAGGGGCCCCGTGCTTCTCAGACTGAGCTTCGTAAAGGGTTCACTGAAGGACAGCTGGTCGAACTTCACGTAGGCGACAATTTTTCCTAAATAGAGACGGTATGCGTTGACTCCGTCCCACCGTTCGCGATAAGGATTCATTAGCCCGGTCGTCGGGAGATTGTCTGCATCGCAGTCCTCCCATCTCGAGAACACCGCATCGATCGGTTCAGGAGCATGACCTGCATGGGCAAGCATGCTTTCTCGGATTTGTGCTTCGTACGGCCCAAGTTGCACCGCTTGGTAGAACGGCTGAGAAGAGACCGAAGCTCTCCACATAATTGAGGTTAAGAAGTCAAGAAGCTTGATCTTGTCGATGTCAGACGCTTGGTATCCGACAATTCTGTCTTCCTTAAGCATCGGCTTGAAAAAGTGGTCAAAGCGGGTCAGTAGGACGTCAATACCGTACGTGTCCCACTGAAGGAACTTGTCTTCACAGGGTCCACAGAGAATATTCTGATCGTATACCCCAATCGGACTCCTCTTCGGCACTTGGCCAACGGCTCCAGCAATAAGCAGAGGTACTTCTTCGCCATCGCGAAGTACTCGAAAGAAGGCCTCGGGAATGATGTGAGACTTAACGAATCCTGATGAGGCACCACAGATTTGGCAGGTGGGCATTTAGCGGCCTAACGTAACGTGTCCGAGTCTACCGATCTACTGGCCCTCAACGGGCGCCGCCTTGAACTGACCGGTCCGTACTCTTCGACGAACCTCGCGACGAACTGCTTCAAGCGCATAGTTCTTGTTTCCCGTCACTTTTGCGACCTCTAGGTTATTGCAGTGCTCGCAAACAAAGCGAGTCGTAGAGGGTTCAAGCGAGTAGAAGGCATCGGCATTTGTATCGTCGTAAACGAGTTCACCGTCACACCGTGGACAGAAGCACCAAAGCCTGGATATCTCGTTTCCAAACCAGGCCCAGCGCCACTTGGCGCCGAAAAGGAAATCTTCGACATACCGAAGATGCGATGGGCCTTCCGTCTCGGAAGATCGTAATCCGACGAAGAACCGGATGACTGTGACAAGCGCAAGCAAACCCAGAACACCCAGAGCCCAGCCAGGAGTCGCATAGGTGTCCCCGAGAACACGAATGAACGACCCGATCTGCTCCCACACCCAGTGCATCGCCGCCTTAACCGGCGACCAAAGCTCCCCTGCGACGGCTAGCACGATACCACCGACAACAGTCGCAATCACGCCATTTCGAACTGAATGCTTCTCCGATTCCGACATAGGTTCTTCGGTTGTAGACGGCTAACGCAATTTAGGCCGAATCGAACTACAGGCCATAGCTGGCACCTGCGATCTAAAGACATCTACAAATTGCAGCCGTTGCTTACTAAGGGCCAAGGTGAACTTGCAGGAAATGTAACAGATTCCTCCCGACCGGCTATTTTGGTCGTTTGCTCGGGAAGACTGTTTCGGGCCGATCTGCGACAGTCGCAGATTGGCCAGAAGCAGTCATCCGGGCTTTGATCTTCAGCTTCCTACAAAGACTGAGATCAAAATTTTTAGGATTGTCCAAACACTGCAACAGCGAATTTTCCTGTCAAGTTACACTCTCATACAGTGTTAGGTGAACTAGACATGCGCATCGCATGTTTTTCTAAATCTTGTTAGAAGAAAATTAATGGGTGTAAAGTTGAAGAAGTATATTTATTTAGATTGGAACGTTATACAGTACATAAAACATGAAAAGGTTGTGGATGGCAGTTTTAATGCAGTTGAATTCAAATCTTTTTTGCAGCACCTTAAAAGTAGGTATGTATTTCCAGCATCAGAGGGGCATTTAAAGGACTTGTCTGCAACATTTAAAAAAGAGAACTTGCCTTATATCGAGGAAGATCTTTCTTTTCTTAATGAAATAAGTGGCGGTTTTATGTTGGGGATGCGTCCAGATGAGTCCTTGATACCTGTAGAAGCTGACATCAAGGCAGAATTTGAAAAAGTTCTAAATGAAAGCGAAGTTGATCTGGAGTTTTCAATAAAAGGCGGTAGCTACCAGGTGGATATGGATAAGCTGTCAAGAAAAAGTTTGTTTCGCCCCTTTTTAGAACAAAATAATGGGGTTCTTGATGCAACTGTAATGTATGATTTTCTACAAATGATGTGGGATTCAATGGATGATCCAGATGTCTATAAGACTCTTCGAAATGAAGTTGAATCATTACATAAAACATTTCCTTCTCAAGATACATTAATAAACAAAGAAAGCTCTTACTTTAAAAGGATTGAGGCTTTTTTTGATATAGGAAAAATTAATAGCATTGATGATTTGGAAGAAAAGTTTGAGAGGATTCAATCATCATTCCTGGCAATTGATGGAAGAAGGCTGGAAAGCATGACAAAAGGTCAAAAAATAGAGAATGCATATGCATTGCTAGATTTTAGTCCTTTATTTAGAGACAAGATAAATAAGAAAAATCGACCTAGCAACATGTATAGAGATTTAAAAAACTTCTTCTTCGCATCTGATGCTAAGTATTATGTTACTGAAGATGATGCGACTTATAAGAAGTCAAAATTTGTGGCTAGATTATTAGGCTTGCCCGTTAGAGTTGTAAAAATGGATGAGCTGAGACTAAGTCTTACCTGTTTATAACAATGCATTGCAGCGGACAAGCCGCTGAATGCGACGTTAGTAAAAATTCATTTTGAGGAGGAAAAATGTCCTGGAAAATAGCATCATCGGTAATTGGTAAGGGCGATGAGACTAAAGAGCACTGGACTACGGTTTATACCCCAGGAAGAAAGTGCCTGTTTCTGGAATTTATCGTTGCCTAGGTTGCAAGCGCGAGATCGCTGCAAATCAAAATGATCCATTCCCCCCACAGAATCATCATCAGCATGAGTTGAATAAAGGCGATATTCGTTGGAAGCTGAATGTTCGCGCCAATACAGCAGGCTAGTTTCTTCTAACCCGGCGCTCAAGCCGGCCCGCATACTGCGGGCGGCTTAACTTGCTCGTTAATAGATGTCGTCAGCGACAGTCGCAGATCGGCCATAAGCAGTCGTCCAGCGGGTTTCTAGCTGGCCACTTTAGCTTGGTAGCAGACTTTTAGTGTGCTCTCGGGGGATTAATGTTTATCTTAGCTGCACTGGATAAGACGGCCGAGTGTGCGCCAGGATGAAATGCACGAGAGAAGATTCAGGATAAGTATGACAATCGAGATCCAAAGGGGAAATTAAATGAAACCGGAAGTTGGTGATAAGTGTCTTGTTTTGACAGAAGCGTGGGACGAGATCAAGCACTACAAGATAGCAGATTGTGATGACAGCAAGGTCAGCCTCAGGCAGTTCGATGACTACCTAAATCAAGAAAAAGCTCAGGTTATCCCTTTCGACGAGGCTCAATTAAAAATTTTCTTTGTGCCCTACACATTCGGAACTAGACGCATAAGCCCTAAGGTGAAGGCGTGTGCATTCATGATTGCGGATCTGAGCAGATCGTGGATCCGCAAGATGCCCCGATTTCCCGTCGAAGATCTGATTAATCAACTTTCGAGTGATGAGCGGCTGGAAAGACTGCCTCGCAAATTTATCGAAGGTTGCTTACGCTCACTGGTTGCCTCGGGAAACTTTGAGGTGGTCTTTGATGGTCGCAAAAGAAATCGAGAGTACTTCTTAACCTTATCTGCTCATATGTTGGAAATTGAGCGTGGTCGCATGTACGCCGGTTCTATGGCAAGCGAGTTGGATGCTCTTAGTCAACGTGTTCGCCATCTCATTTCCCACACAGGATCGGTCGGGACCTACCGCGAGAACTTGCTGCAGACAATGCTGCGCAAGAATTTGCCAGAGCGCTATCACGTTGCCACTGGATTCATTGAAGGTTGTCCGCGACAGTTGGATGTTTTGATTTATGACCGACTGGACTACGCGCCATTATTCCGCGAAGGGGACTTGGTGGTTGTTCCAACAGAGAGCGTTCGCGCAGTGATCGAAGTCAAAACGACATTGAGCAAGGTGGCATTGCAAGAAAGCCTCCAATTACTTGACGAAGTCGCTGCTTTCGATGATCTAAAGCCGCCGTTTTTTCGCGGTATCTTTGGATTCGAGTCGCCGATTTCTGCACAGGAAATCTACAGAACGATTACAGAATTCCATACCGAGGATCCAATGTGTTTAAGTGACCTCGGTGAAGGAGCGCTCATTGTTGAACCATTCCGACATATCTCAGCGGTATGCGTATTGGAACACGCCTACGCATACGTCTCATATCAGCGTATTAGTGAAAAGTATCAGCCAGCCTTGATCAAATGTGAGAGCGCTACAGGTCTTTCCTCTCAGGCCGCGCTCTTTATGCAGCATCTGTTAGCTTACCTGCGCTTCGGAGGCCTCAAGGCCACAGGAGCAGATTATGTGGAGAGAATGTTGGGAGCAGATACGCGTCGGACGATTATTACAAGTCTCGCAAGCGAAGAAAGCTGGGGAGCGTACTTTGCCTACGAGTTCATGGACGCCGATGAAGAAGAAGCCATAGCCATGGAAAAGGCTATCTCTGATGTGAACCTATGGCTGGATGGAGGTGTTTGGAAGGTATCGGATTCCCTATAAGTCTTCCTGTGGCTTACTGTATTTGCTCAGGGAAGTACATATAGCTGAGTACTACATGTCCCTTCAAAGGAGGATTGGCATCAACTTAGGTAAATGCTCGCTAGTGCTGCACAGCAAACATAAACCGACAAGGTACAAGCGACTTCAATGGGTCGTCACCTGCCAGTGGCGTTGTGCAGCTTCTGGCACAAATTTTAAGGCAGGCAGAGGAATAAGATGAATTGCTTAATTACAAGCTCTCCAAGGACGAGTGCGCCTGTAAGCGGTGGGTAATGCATCATCGCCGTAGATTAAACGACGGATAGAACCTCCCAAGAGATCGCGCCTGATTATGGGCCACCCGAGGGACCGGTGGTTCGCATCATGGCTGTGCTGGGGGTACCACCTCTCCCGACTGGAGGCATCGGGATCTGTTCGACAGCCTTCCTGAACCCTGGCTATAGACGCCCAACTTATAAAAAGTTGGGCGTTTTGCATTGTGAGGTGTGGTTACGCTCTAAGCACATGATTTTCTTAGCCTACCATGAGGTTGAGCGGAATGTAACGCCCAACTTCAGAACGCCCAACTTTCTTAGCAAGCACCCATGGTCATTTAGAGACATGGAGCAGGCTGTTAATCCCTGTGGCAGAAGGAAAATCATCTTCCCCCCCATTTCCCCATCCAGACACAGGAATGGAGCGTTTTGGTCATTTTCTGCCTATGACCAACCCAATCGGTGCCAAACTTTCCGCAATGGTCACAGATCCTCAAATCGGTCATAACCCCACGCCAACATTAGCGAACCCATATTTTTACGATACCTAAACTCGGTGCCAAAACAATCACTCCCCCACTAGTGTTGCGTGGCGCGGCCTTTGGCACAAATTTGCGCGATCTTTGGCACAAAGTAGCACAGGCTTTGGCACCAAGGCTGACAAATCGGCAAGCATTACTTCACCACTAGTGTTGCTTTGCTGCATATCAATAGCTCGCTGATCCATATAAGACTTCGGATCTCTGGCTCACATCCTCTTCGTCATCGACAAAGTTCTTCTGAGGCATGCGTCGTGCTTCTGACGTATGCCTGCTAGCGTAAGCATCTGCTAACAAGTCGCGTCCAAAATTACTGTATAAATATACAGACATGGAAGCAAAAATCTTGATCCTGCGCGAGCTCGGCCACCTCAAAGTGCCGGTAGGAATCGCCAACAAAGCGTCTGGCTCGATCACGCTTTATCACGAGCGCCTCAGCTCATCCGACGAGCGCACCGTACCTGTTCTGCACATTCTGGACGGCAGCAGCGCCTTGCCTTCAAAGCGCAGAAAGCTCTTTGAGCCGCGCATAACGTACATGGGTTCAGGAACCATCAAATTCAGCGGCCTGGAATATGTAGACGGCGGCTGGTATGCGCAGGAATGGCGCTGTGACTTCGACTACTGACAGCCACCCCACTCTGCTGCGCACGCCAAAATCGACTTTGGGCAATTTTTCCTAGGCTTGACATTTAACCACCGCTAAAATTCAAGGCCATTCGAGCTTAGATCGTTAATCACTGTCTAGAGGAATTTTTTCAGATTCATTTGAAAAGATAGCCTCAGAATTTTCTACATAAAAAAGAAGGGAGGAGCATGTCAGATGCCGAAATGTCAGCTTTAGCTACTGTACTTCTGGTAGTTGTTGGTGCAGCACAGGTAGTAATTCTTTTTGGGCAACGGCTTCAGCAACGACTAGATTGGTCCGAGATGTACCGACGCAGATGGATTGAGCTTCAAGCAGATTGGGCTACGGTGGTATTTCTGGGCAGAAGGGTCACGGACTATTACCAAATTGCTCATCATGAGTCTCTTCAGGAACTACGCAGAGCATCAATGACGACATCAAATGAGTTTGCTTCCTCATGGGCACAAGCATAGGTTAGAAATGTCTGCGGTATGTTTAGTGACCTCTGCTCAAGAATATTGCAGGGGCAAATTAAAGTACATGAAATTTATCCGATATTTGGCACAGAGCTGCTTCGCCAAGGGGCACCATTGCGCACATTGCTAGACGGTACCAGTGAGCACCTCAGATGTTATGGGTCTATGGGCCCCACAGAAGAGGAAGCCAAGCATGACAATCTGCGCCGCGAGATGTCAGTCTGGTTAGCTTGCCATGATGGAATCAGGCGGCGCTGTCTGATCTTGATTGATCTTCTATGGGCCGAAGCCGCCAGACTTGAAGATTTACCTCCTTACGAATTAGCCACTGCAGCAGATGCCAAGGCCTTGACCGGACATTTAAATCGAGACCGAGTTCGAGCCGAAACATTTAGGTTAAATGGTTGGCGGGCATGGGGTAGATCAATATTCCTTGCATATCATTTACGCCATGCCGAATGGAAAAAATTTAGATGGTTCCGTGGATTATCAAAAGAGAGGGTTGAATATCTAGACGATGAGTGGTCTAAGAGGTATTTAAATTCCTAGCTTAGCCCTCGCTTAGCCACTAAGCTCCGAGAGCTGCCAAAAATACAAGACAGCTCTCGACTCAAAAGCAAACCATTAATCCCCCATTCTAAACCAACACCCCTACCTTATGAATTAGCAGGCAAGATGCTTCAGCATCCCACTAGACTCGCTGGTATCTCGAATAAAGCCTTTGCGCCCATACCAAGACATTAGAGTATCATCCTTGATGAACTGCTGATCGAGTGAGCGCGCTGTGAGACGCAGTGTCTTACACGCAGAATCACGAGCTACATTTTCTGCATGTGACAAAATCAGGTTACCAATGCCCAAGCCCCTGAATTCATTTAGCACATAGATCTCGTATATCAATCCCCAAGAGTCCCTGGGAAAGTGCTCAAAAATCAAAAGGCCAGCCTCAACACCTTCGATTAACGCAACAAACTCCCTAGTTCCAGATCGCTTACCCTCTCTAACTCTCTCGCAAAGGGATGGGTGGTTTATCACGTTTGTCTCTACAATAGCAACGGAATTCATACTGGATTTCCAAAGACAATGTTTCACTTAAAACTAATTTCTCAATGATTTGAATTATTTTTATAGTTTAATGTTCAATCACCAGAGCATTATTCAGGCACATTGAGTGGCTATTTCTGATCGAACATAGCCTATCACGCCCCAGCTTGCAATCAGGAATTTCTCAGACTAAAAATCTCACCCTCCACGAGTAAAGCATCTCCACCAAAGAGCTTGCTTCTTGGGTCCTATTTTTACATCTAACACATCCAAAACTAGGACACAATGTGCGTGGTCGCTTTCGATTGAAAGTGAACTAACTGCATAAGCGATGTATCTCATGTATGAGTGCACCAATTTAGTGCTTGCACAAATATTTACAGAGGATCTCTTTTAAATGAGTACAAATTCGTATAAAGAATTGTTGGCACAACGTGAAGCTCTTGAACAGCAGATTGCTGCTGCTCGAAAAGCCGAAGTTGCTGGCGCTGTGCAACAAATCAGAAGCTTGATCGACGCTTTCGGTCTGACGCAGGACGACGTTTTTCCTACCGCCAAGCAAAAACAAAAACGCGAGGCAAGCTCCGTCGCCCCCAAATACCGCGATCCAGCAACAGGCCAGACTTGGACTGGCCGAGGAAAGCCTCCGAACTGGATCAAAGATCAAGACCGTTCCAAGTTCGAAATCTAAAAAGTGGCCCGCGTGGCCACTTTTTTATTTCATGGATGCGCCGCAGCTTCCTCAAAACAGCCCCGCAGGCTCCTCGCTCCTGGCCCAGCTGTAGATCATCAGCTCCCCGCGTTCGACCCGGTTCGCGCCACCGCCAACCTGGTAGTCCAGTTTCAAAGCCTCCATCTCGAAGTCTTTAAAGCATGTACGGATTGCAGGATGGTCGTTGATGCTGATGACAGCCTTGCCTTTGATTTCCTTAAGCTTTGAGGCCATCAGCTCGTACTGTTCCCATTCAAACGGCACGCCATAGCCCTCTGTCTCCCAATAGGGAGGGTCAAGATAGAACAGCGTGTGAGCACGGTCATAGCGGTCGACACAGGTGGCCCAGTCGAGCTACTCTATATATGTGCCTCCAGCCATGCGTAGATGAGCAGCCGACAAGTTCTCTTCGATCCGCAGCAAATTGATGGCCGGAGCCGTAGTGGCCGTGCCAAAGGTCTGGCCTGCAACTTTCCCGCCAAAGCTTTGCTGCTGCAGATAGAAGAACCGGGCAGCTCGCTGAATGTCGGTCAAGGTCTCTGACCGCGTTTCCTGAAGCCATTTAAAGACCTGTCTACTGGTCAAGGCCCACTTGAACTGCCTCACAAACTCTTCCAGGTGGTGGGTCACCACCCGGTAGAGGTTGACCAGGTCACCGTTGACGTCATTGAGGACTTCGACATCGGCTGGGTGACGGGCAAAGTAGACCGCCGCCCCACCAGCGAAGACCTCCACGTAACAGCTATGGGCTGGAAAGCGTTTCAGGAGCAGATCGACCAGGCGGCGTTTGCCTCCGATC